CAGATGCTCAATCAGCAGTACCAAGACTTCATTAACCAACAGCAGTTTCCGTACAAGCAGGCTGAGTTTGGAATGGGTATCCTCCGTGGACTCCCGGCAACAGGTCAGACTTCAACCTTTTATCAGCAGCCCGGTAGTTTGTTTGGCCAGATTGCTGGTGCTGGTGTGGGATTGGGTAGCCTGTTCGGTGGCCTCGGCCAAAGCACTTGATGAGGTGATCGTATGATCGGTCCAGTTAGCGGCACGGGTCGTGCCATGATGTCCTCGCTTCAGCAGCAGATGCAGAAAGGTATGCCTGTTGATCAGGCTATCCAATACGTCAAAAGCATGGCGCAGGACGGTGTGGCTCCGCTTGTTGACTTGTATGCGATGCTCAATCAGTTCCAGCGACTGAAGCAACAACAGGTTCAGCCTCCGCAAACGCCGCCGACTGTGCGTGATCAGATCAGCATGATGGCGCAGCAGGGTGCTAATCCCCAGCAGGCTCAGCCGCAGCCTCAGATGCAAGGTGGTATTGCTGGATTGCAAGCCCCGGCTCCTGCTCCGCAGCCGATGGATCGTGGACTTGGCGCGATTGACGCCGGTCGTATGGAGTATCCGAAGTTCGCTGGTGGTGGCGTGGTTGCCTTGGCCAACGGTGGTGACGTAGAAGATGAAGAAACCGGACTGGGTTCATTCTTCACCGACATCCTGAAAGGTTTTAGTGGTGCTGCACCGCAAAGTGCGGTTCCGACCCAACGTAGAGCTAGCGATATCACACAGGCTGTTGCTGACGTTCCTGACCAAGACATCGCGGCAAGACTCCGTAATGCCATTATCAATGGTGATGAAGCATCTGCCGTCAAGTTGCAGAAGATCCTGTACGAACGTAACCGTGATGATCTGATCACCGCTACACGAGATATCACAGGCAAGGAAATGAGCAGGGCCAAGAAGGCAACTGAAACCCAGTCCGAAGTGGCTGCGCTCGGTCTTGCTAAACCCGCTCCTAGACAAACTGCCCCGGCAACGGATGAAGGCCCGGCTCGCAAGATCAAAAAGCCCAGTGGTGTGGCTGGTCCTGCTGCGGCTCCTGAAAAGCCTGAGATGACCTTGGATGAGCGCATTGCTGAGATGCGCGACCCGTTGATGAAGCGCGGTATTCTGACCAAGGATGGCAAGAGCGTAGCCACGCAAGAATTCCGTCAGTACTTGGCGGGTGAAGATGCTCGCATGAAGGAGCAGTTCGGCAAGGACAAGGCGCTGGCCTTGGCTGAAGCCGGGTTCCGCATGGCAGGTGCTGCGTCACGTCCGGGTGCTACGTTCCTCGGTGCCTTGGCAGAGGGTGGTGTGAACTACTCGCAAGCCGTGCGTGGCATGAACAAGGAACTTGAAGCCAACCGTCGTCAGATGGCACAGCAGAAATACATGCTCGACAAGGCTGATGAAGCCGATGCTCGTGGCGACGTTGATAAGGCCCTGACCTTGCGTCAGCAGGCTGAGACTCGCATGTTTGAACTTCAGAGGCACCGCGACAACCTGATGGTTGACTACGCTCAGATCAACGCTTCACGTGAGGCTACGGCTGAGAGTCGCGAGATGCGGCAGACTATTTTTGAGCAGGGGCAAAGGGCTGATGTGATCGACCGCATGAAAGAATTGCGTGACTCGGATATGGAATATGGGGCCATCACACGCGAGATGGCCAAGGCAAATGAAAAAGACCTCCCCGCCTTGCAAGCCAAACTTGCTCAAGTTAATCAGCGTCTGTACAGCCAAGCGACGGGTGCTGACCTGCCGGGTATGGGTGAAGCGGACGTTGGCGCTGCTTCGCGTGGTGCAGCAAATCTAGGCAGTGATGACGAGTTTTTCAGAGCTATCCAAGAACGTGGGTTATTATTAAAGCCTCTCACACCTCCTAGGTAATACTCATGGCGCAGTATTCTGATTTCGACCTGTTGCGGGAGGCGCGGCGCAGGGGCTACGCCCTTGACAATGAAGACGAAATCCTTCGCCAAGAAGCACGACGCCGGGGGTTTGACATAGCGCAGGCTGGTACCGAGGGAACTTTTACTCCTGATCAGGTACAGTCTTTTACACGAGCCTCACAAAAAGAGACGACCCCAGCTCGCACTATTTCGGGTGAAGTTTTAGAAATACTCAAAGGCATCCCGTCTGGCGCGGTGGGCTTGCTGGAGTCGGCTGCCACAGGTGCGGCTGCCATCCTGCCTGACGAAGCTGAAAAGGCGGTACGCCGACAAGTCGGTGACATCGCAGGATCACTCCGTGAGCCGTTTGAAGCTGCGGCTGGCTATGAAGAGTCAATAGGACGTAAAGCAGGTGAGGCCCTCGGGTCCACGGCACCATTTTTCGCACTCGGTCCCCTCGGCATGGCTGGCCGGTTGGGTGCTGCGGGTCTTGGCGTGGGTGCTGGAGCAGGTGAAGCTCGTGTCCGAGCCGAGCAGGAAGGGGGTATGGAGGAGCGTGGTGCAGCCACGGCTCTTGGTGCCTTGGTCGGCGCGACTGAGGTCGTACCGGTATTCCGCTTTGCAGATCGTATTCTCAACCGCCTACCTGACCCTGAAAAAGGGTTACTCTTGGAATATGTAAAACGCGCAGCGGCGGCTGGTGGAGAAGAGTTTGCACAAGAAGCGTCAGCAAACGTCGCGCAAAACCTCATTGAAAAAGGACTCTACAACCCCGAGCAAGATGTCTTTGAAGGCGCGGCAGAAGAAGGTGCCTACGGATTCGGGGTCGGAGCGTTCATCCAAGGGATCACTGATCTTGCCTTGGGACGCCGTGTTCGTGGTGCTGTGGCCGAACCGGGAGGAGAGGATGAGCGTACAGGACTTGGTGCTGAACAAACTGTCGAAGGAGCAGATACAGGAGGCATTGGTTTGCCTGTATCAGGACTCGGAGCCGAGCGACTGGATGCTGAAGAGTCTGAACTCGGAGGAATGGCTGTTCCTCGCCGCGCTGCTGGACGGCTTGATGAACGAGCGGAAGATGTACAGCCTGCACTAGAACCCGCCCGGTTCCAGATGGAGGAGCCGAGTTCTTGGTATTACTCTGCATTAAAAGATGCGACTGACAACGCCAAGGTTGAGAAGACCAAGTCTGATCAATGGCTGAATGTTCTGCGCCAGACGCAGGGTGTCAAGCAGGAAGAGATTGAAGCGACGGGGCTGGAAGACTGGCTCAAGTTGCAGGGCGACCGTACGGTCACAAAGCAAGAGATCTCAGACTACCTGAGCCAGAACGGTATTCAGGTTGAAGAGATCATGAGCCTTCCTGCTGCGTATGAAGTTTTCATGGACGGTAACCCGACCGGCGTGTCATTCCCCACACAGGAACAGGCCGAGATTTATACCTATCAGGAGGCTGAAGATAACGTTCGTGCCGCCATAAAGACGGGAGTCATTGACCCTGAAATAGACGACTCTGACCAGCAGTTCAGCATGGAACTGACGCGGTTTGACATCAAACACCCGGAAGAAACTGAAGGCGGTCCAAGGTACTCTGCGTTTCAAATCCCCGGTGGCCAAAACTACCGCGAGATTCTCCTCACGTTGCCGCAGAAACCCGGCGAAGAAACTTATCAAAGCCATAACTGGGACGAGACCCGAGGCGAGCCGATCAAAAACGTGCTTGCACATCTTCGCGTGGACGAGCGTCCTAGTCCGTTGCCGGGATTAAAAAACAATTTGTTTGTACAAGAAGTGCAGTCTGACTGGGGTCAGGAGGCACGGAAGTATGGATACAGATCAAAGGAAGACACGGAAAAAGTACAGCGACTCAGAGAAGAAGAGGAAAATTTACAGCAAGAAGAATCTACGCTTAATAACTATTATGAAGCGTACGAAATATCAAAGTCTGATTATTCTGAAAAAATACAAAAAATACGTGATAGGCAGGCAGAAGTTATAAAACAACTTGAGGAAGTATTTCCTAAAGTACCCCCTGCTCCGTTTACTGGCAAAACGGACTCGTGGCTCAATCTCTCTTTGAAGCGCGCACTGACCTACGCGGCAGACAAGGGGTATGAGTCCATTTCTTTTGCCAAAGGCAAAGAAGTTTTTGATGCCGTGGGCGGTAAACTTAGTGGGCAGGAAAAGTTTTACGATCAGATCCTGCCGCAAACTTTGAAAAAACTTGCTCCCAAGTTTGGTGGCAAGGTGGAGATGGTTAGTAACCGCCCGGTAATTCGAATCACACCGGAAATGCGCTCTGCCCTGCTTGGTAAGGTGCCGCTGTTTAAGATGGTTAGTCGCCCGGTCAAGGGCATCGCTGCGCCTGAAGTGCAGAAAATTGTTTCGCAACTCAGCCAAGGCTGGGCCAATAAACCCAGCATCAAGGTCGTCAATACATACAAAGACCTCCCTCCTGCGTATCGTTCAGATCAGTACAAGGGTGTGCGCGGTATGTTGCTGGGTAACGACGTGTATATCGTCGCAGCCAACGCCGGGTCTGCATCTGAGGTCAAAGCCACGCTATTCCACGAGTCGCTTGGCCACTACGGTTTGCGTCAGTTGTTTAACGATAGACTCGACAAAGCCCTCAAGGACATCTACGCCACCAACACTGCGGTGCGTAATCAAGCTGATGCATGGTTGAAGCGTAACCCCGGCGTGTATCGCGGGGCAGATCGTGTCAGCCGTGCCGTTGAAGAAGTGCTTGCTGCCAAGTCTGAGGCAGGGGTCATCAAGGAGCCGGGTATCCGAGCGGCGTTCAACCGCCTCGCTGCCATGATCCGCAAGTTCATTCGGGGCATGGGCATCCCGCTCGACTACACGAACAACGACATCCACAACATTCTGCTTGAGTCCGCTGAGCGCGTTCGCTCTGGCCCGGTCAAGATGGCTACGCCTGATGCGAAGCCCCGGTATCAGATGTCGCAGTACAACCAAATCCTGACCGGCATGTTGGAGAAGAACCAACAGTTGCCTGAGTGGTCGCAAGGAGTTGGTGACGGCGTGGTGGGTGCACTGTCCACCCTTCCTGAAAACTTGCGTAGAGGTCAGTACTACGTCTACTCGATGCCGCACATGGTCGAGTTGCTTGAGCGTTACATACCTCGTATCAGGGCGATTGATCGCTACATTGGCTATCGGGCTTCGTACACGACCGACTTGATGAAGACGGCCTCGGAGAACCACGCCAAGTACAGCCGCATCGTGCAGCGCACTCCGGGTGAGTACGACAAATTCAAAGATGTCGTGAATGACATCAACTACTTTCAGGTTCCCGTGCGCGACCAGTCCGTCAAAGATCTTCTGGATCAAGACCGCGCTACGCTGTCACCGCAGAAGCAAAAGTACTACGACATCGCCAAGAGGTTCTACGCACTGCCCGAGCAGTTCCAGAATGCCATCCTGAGTGCTGATGAGCGTAGTGGTTTGTTCGCTGACTACCGCAAGATGGGCGACAAGAAGTTCGACATCTTTGCTGATGTATACGGCGGCAAGTTGGGCATGGGCGTCATCAAGGATCTGCGTGAGCGGTTTGAAAAAGAACGTCTACCCATGTATGCCCCGTTAGTTCGCGGCGAAGGCGCACACTGGCTGTACTACGAAACGACAGATGGTCGTCAGGTCAAGCAGTCTTTTGAGAATGCGGCCAAGCGTGAGCTTGAGATCAAGCGCGTAACGGAAGAAGGTCTGGCTAAAACAGACACAATCGCCCGCTCTACCCGTGCATCTGAGCTACGTCAAAAAGGCCCGCCGCCTGTTGGCTTCTTGGGTGAAATTGTTTCCACGTTGGAAGCAAAACTCAGTGACATGCCGGAAGCTCAGCGCAGGGAAATTGTGGACAGTGTTTATGACACGTTCCTGCAATACCTTCCGTCCAACATGCTACGGCAGGAGTTGACCAGTCGTCAGACGTTTGAAGTTGACGGCGCGATGCAGTTTGGTGTGCTCGGTGCAGACCCCGATGTCCTCGCCGTGTACGACCGCACTATGCCAAAAATGGCATATCAGTTGGGCAACCTGAAGTTCGCCCTGCCGATTGAAAACGCGATGGCAAAGGTCGTAGAGCAGGCGAAGATGTACGAGATCGCCGTCAGGGATAAAAATATTCCTGATAGGCTCAAGAACCGCAAGCTGCTCAGTCCGAAGGCAGTCTTTGATGGCGTGGAAGATATGCGCCGACGCCTCGACTTTGCCTACAACCCAAGCTACTCACCGCTGGTCAACGCAACGGCTACGGCCAACTACGTCTACAGTATCGCGGGTAACGTCTCCTCGGCACTGATCAATACAACTGTGCTTGCGATGCTGACATTCCCGTCGTTGGTCGCACAGTATGGTTTTGTCCGTTCGGCCTCTGCAATGACCCGTGCCATGAACATGTTCCTCAAGGGGGGCGTGGATGATCAAGGCAACTTCACATTTGGCAACGCTGCAACTGGCGAACTGAAGACCTTCTTTGACTACCTTGAGAAGCGTGGCGCAATCGGTATTGCAGCGGAGCAGGAACTGCGTCAAGCCCAACGTGCCTCCGTCAGTGGCTATGAATCCACGATGGACAAGATCAATTTTGTCGCAGGTTACGTCTTCAAGAACTCGGAGCGTTTCAACCGTGAAGTGACCATGCTTGCGTCGTTCATGCTGGCACGGGAGAAAGGCAAAGGATTCCGCACGGCTGCGGAAGAAGCTATCCGGTTGAACAACAACATCAACGGTACTGTTCTGCCTGAACTTGCCTCGCGCATGTATCAGACCAATCTGGGTCGCGTGATCCTCACGTTCCGTACCTTTGCCCTGACGCAGATCATCGCCTTGTCTCGTTCGTTTGGTCGTGCGCTCAACATCGTTGACGCTACTCCGGAAGAGCGCAGCTATGCCCGTAAGCAGTTGCTTGGCATCTACGGAGCCACGTACATGGTGGCCGGTCTCAAGGGAATGCCGTTGTTTGGCGCGGCTGAAGTTCTCGCTGCTGCATTGATGGGCGATGATGACGAACCGTACGATCTGCAACAGGAAGTGCTCGACAGCGTGGGCTTGCTCGGCTTGAATGGTCCGCTCAACGCTGCCCTTCAGGTTGATATTGCTTCTAGAACTGGCTTCAACGGCATGTTGTGGCGCGATGATCCGAAGCGGCTGGCTGAACTTGGCTACCTTTTCTACGCAATCGAGCGTATCGGTGGTCCGACATTTGGTCTCGCCAACGCGCAGATACGTGGTATTGAGAACCTGTTTGCTGGCGAAGTGCAGCGTGGCTTTGAGTCGATCCTTCCTGCACCGCTACGTAACCCGCTCAAGGCGGCCCGGTATGCGACTGATGGCGCACTGACCAAGAACGGTATACCCATCGTGGACGATGTCAGTGCATGGAACTCCACCATGCAGGTCTTTGGCTTCGCCCCTGCGGAACTCGCTGCTACACAAGAACAGATCGGTGCAACGTTTGAGATCTCGGACAAGCTCCGTAATCGTCGTACCGCCCTGCTGACAAATGCATACGCAGCCACTGAGTCGGGCGATGATCAAGCTGTGTCGGAGGCATACGATGCGATTGACAAGTTCAACGCAACCAACCCAGACCTCATGATCAGTCCGAAGTCACTCCGTGCCTCGTTCCGTGAACGCCGTCGAAGGGCAATGGAAGCCGTGAATGGCATCTACCTGCCACGCAATCTTCGTGCAGCAACAGAAGCATTGATGGCTGACCCGTACTAACGAGTACGCCAGACCCGGATACCTATGAGACCGTCCTTGGTCGCTGGGTATGACTTGACCCGGATACCGGCTACCTTTGCACGTGTGTCCATGACATAGGTCATGTCAGCAGGACGGAGAGTCGGCAGAAAGAAACTGTCACCCACCCGCATCTGCTCAAATGGTAGCAAGTACTCAGGCTCAGTCAGTTGTCTCGGATCGACTTTCATCGAAGAAATCTTCCGGTAGTTCCGTTTTAAATGCGTAGCACTTCACGGCATTCTGGTGGGTGCCTTGCTTCCATCCGGTCGTGAGTCGCTGCTTCTTGGTTAGTTTGTCGCCTTCATGCACGACGAGAATCCCTGCCTTCCGCCACGCCTTTTCAGCCGCAGCCACGCTAACCTGCATACCCGGAGCAGACAGATAACTCTCTAATGCAGATGCCGCGATGTATTGCACACCAGAATGCACCTCGATACGCCCGACAACCTTTTGTCCGCGAGGCTCCATCACAACCTTGCCGTCGTTCAAAGCCAAGAAGTTGTTGACGTTGTTGTTGAAGAAATCGCCAATCAAAGCCTTGTAATCAATCTCGTTGATCTTGAATACGTTCTTTCGGATGTCGAGCATGGTCTTGATCACCACGTCGAAGATCCGGTACAGGTCTAACTGAACGATCCCCGCTTCAACTGCCAACTCGCCACCGGCAAAGCAGCAAGCAATCGTGTTCTCGTAGAAACGGTATGCCGGGTTAGCACCGTACTCTTCACGAAAACGCTCGGCCCACTTGGCGATTCTCTTACGGATCTCCTGCTCACCTTTGCTAAACAAGTACTGAATGTAGATAGGCCCGGCGTGACCGTAATTGTCGTTGAACGGGTTGACGATCTCCTTGCTGAGGTTCGGGTTTTGTACGAACACTTCAGGCATCTCAAGTTGGAACTCAATCGTACGAGCGATCTCACCGTCAGGCCGCTTCTTGACCTGCTTCAACTTGTCGTACAAAGACTGGTTGGTCGTCATGACGGCAATCAAGGACGCTCCTTGCTCAATCTCACGCTCTGCGTTCACGGACGATTGCATACGTGACTTGGCGCGACCGCTTGAGATACGATGGAGCAGACGGGACAGTATCTCGCTTTCGATGTTCGTGGCTTCGTCCAGCCCAAACAGGATGTTGCGAATAGCGAGATACCGCCCCGTCAGTGCGTTATCAGTCGCGGAGCCTTCCGCAAGACTGGTGTAATAGGGGTTACCGAATACGCTCAACCCGGCATACATCGAGCCGGTTTTGCCCACGCCGCTGTCTGGGCTGAGATAACTGATCGTGCAACCGGGAGTCGAGGTACGGCTCATCAAGGGCGAACCAAACCCGGCCAGTAGACCTAGCGCGTGAACTTCCAGTCCCGGCAAGTTGAATGCATTGGCTGACTTCTGCCATACCTCATACGAACCTGTCGGCTTGATGTACTTTGCATATGCCCGGATGGCAGGAGACACAGCAGACGGTTTGGTTTCGTCTTTCGTTATCTCAACTGCGCCGGTCACGAAGAAGGTGAAGTCCTCGTTCCACCCCATCTGCATTCTCATAATGTCTGCTGCCTTCTGCTTCTTCAGGTAGTTATCCCACGCGATCATGTACTCTGACACATACTTGACGAGTGACGGAGGGAAAGTAACGCCGTTGAACGGAAGTAGTTCCTTCAGTTTGTCCAACGAGTACGCAAACCTCACCGGGAACAAGAACTCGTTCACAGGATCAGTGGGCGAGATGTGTCGCATCAACAAGCACTCACCATCGGTCGGACTTTTCAACCGCTTCAAAGGGAAGAAGTCATCCTCGATCAACTGGAATGCCTTTGTCTCTATGGGGTTTCCTTCTTCATCGAACTCAAGTTTTGGTTTGTACCAGACTCCTCCGTTTGGTCCCCGTACATAGGGGGCGAGTGAAAGAGGAAATAACGGAACTTCTTCGGGATTCGCCATGACCCGAACTGTGTCCTCTTCACTATACGTTTCGGTTGTCGGAACTTCTTTGAGTCTTCGACCAAGTTGGATTGGTCCTGACTTTCCAAACTTGTTTCTGTGTGGACATCCCTCGCAACCGGAAGGGTTAAGGGTGTGGAATGCGTCACAACTGTATGACCACTTGGCTTCAAGAGTCGCATTGGCTTTGGCCTCGGTTTCTTCTGGGTTATAACTCGGATGCTTGTTAGACATCGCATGGATGGAAGCCTCACCATCCATACACCGCACTGCAACGGAAAGCCCCGCCCGCCACAACGGCTCTTCAATGTTTGCTTGGTTTAAAACAATGTTCTTGATCTGGTTGCAGCCCTGCCCGTGTAGGCTCTTGACCACAACGTCGCTGAATACATATTCAAAGTTGTCAGGCTTCGGAGGCAGGTCAGGAGTGATCGTTGAAAGGATCTCCTCAACGCTAGCCTCTTCACCCAAGTACTCTTTGAACTGTTGGAAACTGTACTGACCAAAGTCCTCGTCGATGAAACGAGTCGGACGCTCCTGATCATTTTTGTAGTTGACGGTATTCGGACAGCGCAGCACACGGGCTGCGTCACCTGTAACGTTGTTATCGATCTTGATGTGATCGTTGCACAGGGCCTTGAACTTGGTTACATACCGCTTCCACTCCGCAATCGGAATGTCTTGGTCGAACAACCAATACGCATGTACGCCACCACCAGAATCCGTACGCACTGGCGGGGGAAGTTTCGTGATCTGAATGAAGTCCGCTAGGGCTTCCAGTGCCTGTTCTTTGTCACGGTACTTCTTGGCATTCTCCGGATCAACGTCCAGATCAATATAAAAGGATCGCGCATACGCAGCCGAGTCAGACTTACGGCTGTACCCGGTAAACGTACTCATGGCAACGAAGACGTTCTTCTCCTCGTCTTTCAGTGCCTCAATAATTTCTTCAAGTTCGTCAAGCGTTTGTGCAAACCGGTTCTGGACTTTACCGTCCTTGCTGATTCCGGTAACGCAATAAACGCCCTGCGAAGGTAAAGCCTTCTCGTAAAATTGTTTTATCATCGTCCAACTCGCAGAGATAAAAAAGGCGGGAGGAGCTACCTCCCGCCGAATCCAACATGACTAGGTCAAATCTTTACCCCTATCATGGATTCAATATAGAGTTTGGCCGTGATGACACTGGATGCAGGGAGAACGCCGGTCTTCATATCTTCTTGAACCAAGTCCATGAAAACTTCAATGACCTTGCGTTTATCCTCGCGGATGCCACTTCCTCTGAACCAGTTGTAAACACTGATCCGTGAGGTCTCCAGTGCTTTGGCTACATATACAGCCGGTAGATTGGCCTCGACGCACAGCCTTCCCAACCTCACGCCAAGACGGCTACCGTCTGCTTCTTGCAGAGATAACAGAAATTTCTGACTGTACGAACGTGCCACGTCCTACCTCACTTCTTCGTCCATTCCTTGATGACATCAGCCACATCCGCAGCGGGAGCAGCAGTCGCCTTCTTGGATGACTCACGAACCTTCGGGGCAGCGGGAGCAGCAACTTCCACTGACTCTTCCTTGCCACCTTCATCCTGTTGATACACCGTCAACTTGATGGCGTTCTCAGCGGCAGGGGTCTTCGACTGGTTAGTCAACGTATCCAGATCATCCGGGCTAATGCCCGACACAGGCGAGAACAGAACGCGAGGCACAGGTGACTTGGTGTCAAACTGCATCTTGGTCACGACACGCCCTGCCGAGATGTTGTGGTTAGCAAGCATCTTGACGTACTCACGGAACGGCCACTTGCCGTTCTCCTCTTTGCCGAACACGGACGTAGCAGGTAGAACCAACTGCATCACGTCGCCCTTCACATCGTTGGGCAACACAACTGCTGTACGCCACGACAGACGACACGCCGTACCTGCGCCGCCTTGTCCAGAACCTTTTACGCTAAACTGACACTTGTCACACGTGGAAGCAGGCGGGTTTTTTACATCCGCATCAGGGGTCTTGGAATCGTTCGACCAACAGGTCGGAGAAACCTTCTCGCCTTCCTTGTATCCGCCCGTGTACAACGTGCGGCTCGGGTTGTGCGCCATCTTCACAAAGATCACGTTCATGTGGCGATCTTCGATAGCACCAACTTCTTTGCCGTTCACGATCTTGCGGAACACGTTCCCCTTGATGGAGATGCGTCGGCTCGATGCAGCGGTGTTACCCGCAACGGCTCTTGTGTCTTCGTCCAAGCCGCCAATAACGGCGAGGTCATTCTTCAAACTGGAAATGATATCAGTACTCATGTGAGTCTCCTTTACTTACTCTACTTACCCTACTTACCTAACTAGCCTTGCGAACCGTGATACCGAACTCGCGCATCACGTTAACACCGGGAGGCAGCCCGTCAGCATCATGTTCTTCCATGTGCTGCTTGAAGTTCCCCTGATGTATACGACGCTCAAGAAGTTCCACAGCCTCGTTCTCAAGCACGTACTTTCTGAAGTTGTCCCAGTCGCTACAGAAATAACGCTCGTTCAACTTACGCATAACAGTACCCAGACTAGTTTTGATACTGTCAGCGTTTATCGTGTTGCACACATCAAGCAACACAGATTCCAATTTCTTCATGTCGTCTTTGAGTTTGGCGTCCTGCGCTTCGTGTTCACGCAGGAGACGTTCACGTTCCGTCCGGATCGCCAAGTATGCTTTGACCACCTCTTCCGTATTCACGCTCATCGTTGTCCTCCAGTTCCTGTTTATACAAATCCACCAGCTTCTGGTGGCTATCCACTTTGCCTTGCAACATGTTGTAGATCTTGCGCTCCACGTCGGAGCCTTGCAGATGCACAACCGTCATCGTATTTCTTTGACCCACCCGATCAATTCGTGCAACGCACTGAAGGTACGTCTCCACGCTCATCACAGGCGACCAAAACACTACCGTATCCGCAGCAGTCAACGTAATTCCATGAGCAGCAGATTGAGGCTGAATGATGAGGACTCGTGGATCAGGAGAATCCTGAAATCTTTGAATGATCCTCGTTCTTTCACCCGCTGATACGCTGCCTTGGATTACCTCGCAACTAACGTGATTGCTCTTCAGGTGTTCCTGAATCACATCGATAGTATGAATGAACGGTACGAATACTACAACTTTGTTTAACGTTTCATCAAGCACTTCTTCAAGGGCATTCAATCGAGGTTTGATGTCGAACTGAACCACCTCGCGCTTGTCGGTGTAGACCGCGCCGCCTGATATCTGCAACAGTTTATTAAGACTAGCCGCTGCATTGACGGCACTGATCTGCTCACCCGCTGCCTCGACGAGCAACTGCTTCTTGAGCACGTTGTAATATTTTTGAGTCTGTGGCGACAATGGCACTTCGCGTGTCTGATAAACAACTTCTGGTAGATCGAGACACTCTTTCTTCGTGAACCGGATCGCTGGCTGTAGCGCAGTGTGTACCTGTTCTGTGGCGTTGTGCTTCGGTATCCATTTGAATCTGGATATCTGGTTCATCACTCGGTCACGCCAAGCACCTGAATACTTGGGTACACGAACCGGTGATATCAAACGTGCGAGACCGAACGCATCAACTGGCGACTGCGCCGCTGGCGTACCCGTCATCATCCACAATCTTGTCTCTGGCTTGATCAACTTCGCTAGGGTTTTCCAGCGCCGTGTTGTCGCGGATTTGTAGGCGTTGGCCTCGTCCACGATGATCAGATCAAACGCCGCCTTGCTCAGGTCTTCAAACACAGTATGAACGCCGTCAAAGTTGATGACAACAAATTCATATGTGCCTTCAATAACTTTCTTCCGTTTATCTACAGTCCCGTGTGCAACGCCGCACGTTCGATGCATAGCAGTCTTGAAGATGTCGGCTTGCCATGCGGACTGCATGATGGAGAGTGGGCAGATGATGAGTGCCCGTTTTACCTCCCCGATGTTCATCAGGTAGTCAGTAGCCCAGATGGCGGCGGAGGTTTTGCCAGTCCCGGCTTCGTTGAAGCAGAACGCTCTGCGTCGGAGCGACAGGAAAGAGGCTGTGTCCTTCTGGTGATCAAACGGCTTGAACACACCCGGCCAGTTGTAGTCCCGCAAGATGGGGGACAGTACGTCAGGCACTTCAGGGTTAGGCTTCACCTCATCAAGTATGTGAGTGAGCGTTGCCGCTTCGTTGTAATCCCAGTACACGACTACGTTTTTACGAGTGCCAAGATCTTGAACAATCTTGCACCGATCAATTGATTGAACTGTTTTTTCTGCGAGTGGCGCAGGGAGCGTCAGTTGCAACGCTTTATCTTCTAGTACTTGCATCACATCCTCAGTTAGTAAAAACCCCTTACGGGGGTCAGTCGGTTAGGACTCAATGGAGGATAGCCTTGGGCTGTCACTGATCCTAACAGGCATGGTTAGCGCCGATGAAAACGCAAGGAAGTAAGTGGGTGGAACGTGGACTTCCTTTACTCCTACACACTCATGCCTTGTGCGGAATTACTTCATCGCCCCGTTCGACTTGCGACGGAACGAACGATTCTTACTCGGTGACTCTAGCCTAGTGCCGTCACCATTGCTACCACCTTTGGACAATGCTTTGACGTGGGCGATATCTTTGCCCTTGCGATCAATGCCCTTCTTGTCGTAACTGCGACGAGCGCGTTGCCGCTCCATGCGGTCGGGATGCTCACCACGTTCGACTTGTTGCTTGTACTCTTTCTTGTACGGTCTTGCTTTGTTCACGTACGGCATATCAACGCTCCTTCTGAAACTCACATGTCGCCACAGGACACCACCCACACAACGGGGTCGGATTGGCTGGCCAGACACCATTATCGTATGCGTGACCAAGCCTGAATAAATCTGACTGGAAGGCCCCCCACAAATCTTCAGTATCTTCGCGGTCATATGTATCCGTGATGAATGCATTGTGCATCACAAATAACAAGCCGCCTTTTATCTTGCGTACTTCGGGGAAGTGGGAATAGGTCATCAAAGCCATCAACTTCAACTGCTTCGGGTCGGGGTAACGGGCACTGCCGGTCTTGTAGTCCACGATGAATGCCGTGTCACCCTTCACAATCAACAGGTCGGCAATACCCCGCACCCAGTAGTCGGGCGAGTCAAAGTCACAAGGTTCCTTGCTGGCGGTGAGTGCCATCTGGTATTCCACATGTTTGTCACCATCCACTGAAATCAGTGCGTCAACCATAGGCTTAAAACGCAGGTAATTTTTTGCAAGGGGAGTCCCGTCACGGACGTAGTCTTCCAACGCCTTGTGAACTTCCTTCCCATACTTGATCTGCTCAGTCTCTCTGACCTGAAAGTTCCGCTGAACTTTGACCTCGTAATATTGCCGAGGGCAGTTAGTGAACTGCTTCAGACCCGAGAATGACCATTTAACACTCGCCATATGACTCCCCATATTTGGCTTCACAGGCTACTGGTAAGCCCTTCGCCCAATCTGGAGGAGTAGACATTACTTGTGTAATAAAGGCAACGCCCTCTTCGATCTCTGCCTTCGGCACGATGCACACGGCTGCGTCATGGACTGTCAGCACGGGTCGGTAACGTTCACGCAGTTTCAACATCTGCTCGCCAACAATAATTCTGGCAAGGGCTTGGACAATGTTCTCCACCATAGCCCCGCCCCAGATACCCACCACTCCTTTACGTGAGGTGTAAACGAATTTGTTATCACGTAGTTTTAAGTCCGGGTAGTGTATGTACAGTCCGTTAGGAAGTTTTATGCCATGCCCAGTAACGCATACGGCTGGCACTGCACCAAGTGTGTACTCCTTGAACTCGATGTGACTCTCAGGCCACTCGATCAGATGGTTCAAGGCTTGGTCGCACTCACACCACAGCACCGGAATCTTGTCGTTTTCTGACCGATACACCGACACAATGCGCTTCGCTTCGTCTTCATCAATGTCAGCACCGGGCGGCTGCGTCTTTAAAGTGTGCTTCAGTTTCAGTGCCCCAGTGCCATAACCCAGTCCCAAGATGCAGGTCTTGCCGACGAACCGTTCAACGGGGTTGGCCTTGCTAATAGAGCGACCGTAGATCTTGGAAGCGAATATGGAATACACGTCTTCGCCACGACGGAACTGCTCGACAACATCTTTCTGCCCGGCAAGCCATGCAAGTACACGGGCTTCAATCTGACTACTGTCACAGTTGACGACATAATGTCCTGCGGGCGCCAGCACAGAATTTTTCAACGCCTTCTTTTTCTTGTCGCGGCTCGGCAAGTTCTGGAAGTTGACAGCATCAGACCCTGCCCATCGCCCGGTGTGTGCGCCGTAGTACTTGAGTGGGATTGGCAGTCGCCCTTTGTTACGCGCTCCGATGCCGATGAACCGCTCGATGCGAGACTCCTCGATGGTGGACTTCGTACCGAGGCGTACTGCACACAGTTGTTGGATAACGGGATCGTCATGCTCCGTCAGCGCGATGAACCCTTCATCGTTCTTCGCAAGAGCGAATGTCTCTTTGCCAGTTGTCAGGCTCACCTTCATAGGCGGCTCGACCCCCATGTCTTTCAGCACGGTGGCGAACTGTGGATTACTGGCTAACTTGGCACGGACTTCCTCTTCAGTGCCTACCTGCATGATGCCCATCAGACCACCGAGAAGTTCCTTCTTCTCTGACTTGATCTCCTCAAGTCTTTCAACAAGCATGGCATCGTCAACGGTCAGCACCGGCTGCGTATACATACGCAACGTCATGTCGATCAGGTCTAACTCTGCCGATGGGAACCCTTCCGCCAACATCGCAGAGAACAGTTTGAATGTGAGGTTCACGTCGTTGATGCAGTACTTGCCATACTGCGCCAAGTCTTGCGGAGTGAAGTCTTTGAGCCGCTTACCCTGCGCCTCGACAACCTCTGTACCTTTTTTACCGAGAGCGTAACGTTCTGCCAGCTTAGCTAACGACGCTCCTGCATCCACACCATGAATTGCTCGTGCCATGCAGAGAGAATCGAAGTACATCGCAGGCACTATCCCGTAACGCCACGCGAGGATTGCTCCGTCGAACTGCATGTTGTGGCACAGCAGGGCGGAGTTAGCCCAGTCGATCTTGGCCAACTCTTCTTTCGCATCTCCTGCATACCATTGCGTCTCACCATCATCGATCTTGATGGCAACGCCGATGACTTCAAACCGAGGGTCGTTGATGTACTCCTCAGTCGTGTACTTCTTCAGACCGTAGTCACTTGCGTAATACGTTTCAAAATCAAGTGTTACGAAACTCATACTTCCACCCCTTACCCGTCTCAACGAATCCTGCTAATCGTAGTGCCTCGATTGATCGGCACTGACCAAACTTGTACTTGTGCGACCGGAACGATTCCGGGTTAGCGAACTTTCGCTTGCACTCCGTACACCTTCTTTCTTTTACGACGACTGTCATCTTTCATCCTCGCTATCTCAGCCCGTAAGTATTTGATCTCGTGGTGGCACTGCCACAACACGCTACCCACCGTCAAAAACTTAAACTCTGTAGTTGTTGATGTGTCGTTGACCTCGTTGGGTAACGCACGTATCAAGTCCAGAATGTCATCTTCAATCTCCACCCTTCTTTCTCCTCTTCCTCATAGCCTTACGTGTTAAATCCCAGTGCAGTATCCGATGGCAGTTGGAACACAGAGGTATGCACTTCTGCTCTGCTTCTTTGATTGCCTCGGCTATGTTTCTTTGTCTCACAGCCAAGTAGTTAACAGATCGCTTACCTTCTTTGATGACATGGTGAAAGTCAATGATAGCCGGGTGCTTTTTCCGACAATGACTACACCGCTGCTTCGACTTGTACGCGATCCACTCTACTCTGTTTTTATCTCTACCCTTCCTTGCTCTCTTGATAACCTCTTGTCTGTTCCCTTCGTACCACTTCCGTGCGTACACCTTCTGCTTGGCCTTGCGTATGGCCTCGTCCTTGAATGGCATGAATCCCCCTCAGAGTCGTTTCCTCCAGTACAACGCTCTTGCGAACGAGTACGTGATCTTGGGGGTGTAAAGTCTGAAGCCGCACGAGATCAGGTTGTTGGCACTTGGTATATTGTCGGTGGTATCCGACACAGCCCATCTATACCCATGCCTTCTAGCCCATTGAACGCGCAGTCGGATCATCTGCCGCTGAATGCCATACCCCCTGTACGCACTCAGCACACCGCAGCGACCCAGATAGATACCATCCTCCATTTGCTGTGATGGCGACAGACAACTAAATCCTATCGGGGTAACTTTGTGATGCGCCATCCACCACACCCCGTCTTCAGGAAAGTACAGATCATCCGCCGGGAGACAGGCCTTTTGCAGCACCTTCAGTTGCCGCTTGACCCCCGGATCTGAAGCATCGACTTGGCCGTAAGTGATCTTCATACGGCACAATTTTACCCTATCCTTTTAGCCCTCGCAGATGCTCCAGTTCAGTCTTCAAAGTACTCAACTCTAATGAGAGGACTGTAGCCTCGTCGAACAGTCCCGCTCTCCGTATATTCTGCAAGGATCGCTCGACGCGCTTCTGCTGACTTTGCCCATAGCCCCAAGGGGCAGCACTCAGTTCGTCTTTCCACGCGCCGGGCGGGGACAGATTGTCCACAATCATTGACGTTTCCGTTGCCACCCTCGGCTTTGATTCTGTCGTCATATTGTTTAATACCTCTGTACATTGCTGTAGCCATGAAATACTGCGGAACACCCCATGCTTCCACTAGATCTTTGTACCTGATCCGCTCGTCAAGTTCTCGCGCCCTACGTTTACGCACCAACAAAAACTTGTACTGCTCAAACGTCAGCGTCAGGTTAAATCTAGTTGGCTTCGTATACTTTTTCTCCACACTCTTTTCTTGTTTCATCTCGCACCAATACTAGTAATTTACACATCACGTGGGACTGCGAACGATTCTTGTTGTCGATGTCATACTGCTTGGCATACATCTCGATGATGTCCCACCGGATGACTTCAAGACCGCCGTTGTCACCAATCTTTGCCCACACCGTCTCGCTCGGTATCTGTTTCACGTGGGTCTTGTCCACGATCAACTCAGCATACTCTGCGTCCTTCGGCGGCTTCACCGCTGCTTCTACTCTTGCCATGTCACATCTCCTTCGCTACTGCTAACCATTCGTCGGCATACTCTACGTTGCTCCAGTCTTTGAACCAAGGACCGCCACGGGTGAAGTGAACAGCCACGGGGTTCGGGCAATCGTTCTTCGTATGCCACCCTTCCAAGTAGTTGTATGCAATCGGCAGCGCACCAATGTGTGTCCCTGCCCACTTGAGTTGATGCAAGTACATCCCAGTGCCAATGTTGACCTGCTCCAATGTCAGGCCATGCTTCACGCTCTCGTGGCCGCAGTTGAACAGCATCAGGCTCGACCAATTCTTTCTCGGGTATTGGTGTTGTACCGCACCGTCCATCTTGGTCGTCTCTTTCGGCTTGTACCTATGCTGTACCACCATGACCGGAACGCTCGGGTCAGCGTAGTCCATGATCCCTGCTACGTCGCCTCGCCAGAGAAAGTCACAGTCCATGAACAAAGCCCATCCTTCGTATCCTGCAAGATACGGTACGAGGAAACGGGTGAAGGAGAACTCGGTGCTACTTAACGGGTCATGCTCCCGCCAATACAAACCACGCTCACGCATCTCCTGCTGCTTGATCGGCTTGATGTCGAGCCATTCGGAAGAGTTCCTAGCCAACGACTCCTTGCACACCTGATATGCAATGTCCTCACGACTGTCCCAACCGATAAAAATTTTCATCACGCCACCTCAAACAACTTCTTTCGTGCCTCGCCCTTGAAGTGCAGGATCTTGGCATCGTCGGTCTTGTGTTCAGGTAAACAACCATACACAGACTCATTGATCTCGCTCACCCGCTCGGGATACTTCTTGGCATAGATACGTAACGCTTCTTGATCGCCATACCACTTGCGGAACTTCGGATCGAGCGCATCGTAGATCGCTAGTAAGTCCTTCCATACCTGCGGGTTCTTGGCGACGATTGTGCAGCCCACGTATGGATACACCTCGTCAATCGTCTTGCCTTCGTACTCGGAGAAGTTGATCCCACGTTGGTCAACATTGAAGATCGCGTCACGCTGAAACTCTCTTCGCAGGAACGTTACGTTCTTGTGTTGTTCCAACAAGTCTTTCACCACGATCTTATCCTGCACCAACATGTCCGTATCCAAGTACATGGTGGGAAGGATTGAACTCACGTAGATCTCGGCATACGCCTTGATTCGGTGGTAGCACAACTCTTCCCGATTAACTTCGCTCTCAACCCGGCGCGTGATGCCCATCACATCTGGTGTGGTCTTGTCCGTATACATCGTGATGAAAGCGTCAGGGTTGTGCCGTAGCAGCGACTTCACCATCTTCTGTGGCTGAGAGATGTCATCACCCACATGAAAGAAAGCAAAGTGGTTGTACGAGGGATCACGCAGCATGTACATCCGTTCTAACTCTTCCTTGACCTGCTTCACCTGCAAGTCCCACGGTGCATTCATGTTCTCACGCTGAAAGACCCGTACCTCGGGATACCACAGGCTCCGATACCCGGCTCGATTGTTCCAGTACCACAACTTGTTGGCATCGAGCAGCATGACAGGCTTACCCATCGCAGCGGCCAGATGCACGTTGGCATTCGACGGAGAAACGATTACGTCACACAACTCCATGAGCGCAGCGACGTTCTCCAAGTCCAAGAAGGTATCGATGTGCGTCGTGATCAGGTTCGGGTGAAAGTCCTTCGCTTCATCCTGTGGCTTGCCGTACTGAAGATTGATGAACACGGTATCAGGTATGTCAAACAACGACCTGAACCCTTCCAGTCCCACAGACTTGTGCGTACCGATAGCGGGTGCAGTACTTGCCCACGATAGGCCGATCACTCGCTTGCCTTCCAACTTCAGTTCTTTCTTCAGCATACCAACCCGGTGTGGGTCAGCCTTGATGTAGCCCTCGCTGCGGGTCGGCAGGATGTCGCGCACATTGTTAATAAAGTATTTACCCATGCTTGCGATGGGGATGTGCGAGTCGTGATCCGACATCTTGACTTTGGCATTGTGCGGCAGGAACGTCACGTTCTCGGCCTTGCAGCCACGTTGCATCAGCGGAGCCAACCGCATATCAATCAAGACAACAACGGACTCGACCTCTTTTGCCAACGCCTCGATGAGCGATGCGTAGAGAATCTGATCACCGATGCCCTGCTCCGTCCACACAATCGGACGCTTCAAGCCAAGACCACGCTCCCACTGCGGGTGAATCGTAGAGATACGTGGGGAATTAAAAGTCTTGCTGCCCCATCGTCGCTCGTAGCCTTCCCAACCGGCTTTGAAGTCACCCATCTGAAGAGAGAGCAGACCCAGAGTCCACGCTGTATCGTCGTTGGTCGGGTCAAGACGATTTGCTAACTCAAAATACTTCCTCGCCGGTTGCCAACGGTGCATCTCCCAATGACATCGTCCGGTCTGCAAAGCAGATGCGACAAGAGCAGGGTGAATCTGGTTGATGTTCTCAAGGATGCCGATAGCCTCGTCATACTTGCCTTCACCCGCCGTTGCCAAGCCCTTGTCAAAGATGGACTTCGCTGCATCTGCTAGGGTCTGCCCCTTCTTTTCACTCACCAGTAGTCCCTCCCGCTACGCTTCGCTCCCCACGCCGGGGGCGGCACGTGTGCCCATTCTTTCCTGCGAAACTCATCCGCACGTTTAAAAAAACCCAGTATCCACCTGATCATGTGGCCTCCTGCGGCACGAATTGCAGCAACGTAAACGGAAGAGATACCGCCGTCTTCCTGTCTTCACGTGGGTAGATCAGTACTCGGTTCGCACCATCCAACATCATCGCGTTGACCACGCCCTTCTCGATGCCTTCAAAGTCGTCGAACACAAAGATGGTCTGGTCGTGGATGATCTGCGGGAAGTATTGGAAGTCGTCCTGCTGCAACCGGCCATCCAGATACAACAAATCCACACCAACCTTCTTCTCAGCCAAGTCCTTGAACATATCTGTTGAGGACTTCTTGGGGTACTGGAAGATATTTGGTACGCCCAGATCAATGTTGTTGGAATGATCACACGTATAAATATCTACCAAACGATCCATAGCCAAGTTCATAACCATAGTAGACACGCCGATAAACGTACCTACCTCAGCAATGACCTTCGGCTGAAAGAACTTCGCCAACTTGTACAACTCAATTGCATCATCGTAGGGAACTGATCCGGTGTTGTAGTCTGCGTCAGACCGCAACTTCTGCTGATCCTCAACGATCTTCTCGATGACCTCGTACGGGTAGTCATCCACCCGCTCATCTACGATGCCCCAGAAGATGTTGCTGAATCTTTGTCGGCCAATCTGTACCGGGTTCATCACAACACCCTCAGCACTTCGATCACGTTCTCCTTCTCGTTACGCGCAGTGATAGTGCTGCCCTTGCCCCACCAGTCCACGGCACGTGACGAGATACCGCTGACAAGTGTGTTCGGCGGGAAATGTGCAATCGGAACCTTCACCATCTGTCCCGGCAACATCTCTTTGATGAACGGCATGTAGTGCTTGGTGATCGAACCGTGCGGGAATAAGCGAGGACGCTTATTTCTCTTCTTCGCAGCCAATTCCAAATCACCCTGCTGATGCACCGTGCCGTCAGGCATGATGATGACGAACTTTGCACCTGTGGCTTTTAACGCAGCCAACGAACGTTCAAGTATTACTGACATTACGCATTCTCCCGCACAGAAATTTCACGATCTAAATACCAACGAGCCTTCTTCAAGTCCTCGATGGGATTACCCTTCTTCTCAGCACGGGTGATGTACTTCACCACGTTGCCCAGTCGATAGTTCAAATCCTTCGCCTCGATGAAGTCGATGGTCTCAACACCACCGGCCTTGTAATGCGGAGGATGGTTTACGGGGTCGGGTCTGTCTTTAATCTTGTCCAACGCATCGAGCGTGGTCTTCATCTCCTGCACCGCTTTCACAATCTTCGACGGCTCCTTTGCCTTCGCAAATACCTTGCTGACAAACTCAGAGTTCTTCCGTCTCTGCCAATTCACTTGATGAACGAGGTTTGGACTTACTCCCAACTTCTCGGCGATCTCTTTCGCCGTTAGTTCTGGGCGTGATGTAGCAAGCGCGTTAATGCGCTGCGTCTTGTTTTGCTTCTTTGCCATTACTCAACTCCTTGCGTAGGGTCTCTACGTTTGTTTCATCGATCACTAATGCGATGCCACCTGCTTTGCGGATGTCATCGTGGTTCTTCAACTGCAATGCGGTGGGCTTACCACCGTTCGCCTTACACTCTATACCATAGAACAAACTATCTTTACAAACTAAAAAATCTGGTGCGCCGCTGTTCCCGTATCCTCCTGTCACTGGCATCACGTAGTAGCAGCCCAGTTCATTAAGTATCTTTTTAACCTTCGCTTTGACTTTGGCTTCTGGTGTCACTCTGTGTACCTCTGTGGACTTCTTCGTACGTCTCCGGACTTAGTCGGACAATGTAAACATCAGAGTTATGGTCGGCATACATGTTGGCTCCCTTCAAACGCCGCCCGATACTTCTGTCCCTCGACCCAAACATCAGTAGTCCCAACTTATGTTTGATCTCATCCGGTAGTGTCTCGTCGGTGTAGTACCTCGTCGTATCGGGATTGATCGACCTTGGAAACTCCACCTTGTACTTGTCTGAATCAAACGTCACGTAGACTTCCGAAAAAGCCGTATCAATTTCAGACTGCTCCACACATCACCCCACGTTCAACATGACTGACCGCGTGTCACCAAACTTGGTGTAAGACACACCTGTATCCACAGAGACAATAACGTCGGACTCAACATCTGGCACGAGGTCATGTGGCTCAGTATCAAAACTCAACCGCGACTCGCGACCTTGCATGTGCATCTTGGCGTAGGTCAGGTTCGGCAGGATCGACTCCCGCATACCCTCGGGCATGTCCTCCAGACTGCGGAACATCTGCATGGGCTGCGTATCGACGATGCCATTGGGAGTCCGCGTCCCGCCTTCCAATATGTGTACCCACGAGTGAGCGATGTCCAACTGACGCACCGTGTATCCGTAGCCGGGCATGTAGTTGACCATCCACTTGCGTACACCAAACATGTCCACCATTTGCTGATTGACCTCATCGACGTTTGCTTGTCGGCGATCTCGCTCAGTCCGCACATTCTCCAGTGACTCACGCACATCCTGCGGGACATCGATGGCATTACGCTCGTTGAAGAACACCTGCACCAGTGCAGCCAAAGCCTTGCTGCCAAGCAAGTCACGATAGGTAATGCTCATCTTGCGGTCGCCGGTCAACTGCCTGTACGTCAGTCGAACATGTGCCTCGACAAAACGACGCGAGTACTCAGTCGCTGTCTCGATCTCGTACGAAAGACTCCGCAATGCCTTGCTGTCCTTCTTGAGCAAACCCTTGGCCATGTACATGGGCTTAGTTGTCTTGACCGCAGGTTCCGCACCGTGAATGGATACTGAACTACTCACGATAGCCGCGATGATGTCCGATCCATACTGCGTGACCCACATAACACGGTGACCGTTGTATGCGAAGCCGACACGATGTCCGCCTTGTACATTCGTAAACGATTCAACGCGCAGGTCACTGTTCGCTGCGATGTGCAGGGCAGGGCGATACAAGTCCGTCTTCATCAGAGCGATGCGCTCGTCCTGCGGAACCCATGAAACAAATAACTTTTCCATCGTCGTATCCTCGTATTGATTAGTCGTTGTTGTATTCGACAACCCGGCCTACCGGCGGATCGAAACTCTTGCGTCGAGTCACAACCCACAACGTCGGCGGCATACCATCCCAATCGATCTCGCTCTCGACGTAGCCATCAGTGAACACCACCACACACTCAGGCTTGAGACCTGCCTCGCGGATGTGCTTGCTGACCGATGACACGTACGTACCACCGCCACCCTCGGGGCGTAGCAAGTTAGCGATGCTGCCGTACTGGTCAGGCGTGAACACCTGCTCGGTGTGCACCATGTGATCCCACCACAACACGCGCACCTTCTCAGGCTGCACAGACTCGACGAGTGCCTTGATCTCCGCAGCACCGTCCGCGATCTGCTCGTCGTTGATGGAGCCAGACGTATCGAACGCGAACACAATCTCACCCACCGTCTCAGCAATCGTTGTCGGCATGATGATGTCCATCGTCAGCCAACGTCGGTCGAGGCGGCGCAGCGACACGTCATCGTCCCTGCCTTGCGTCTGCGTCGAGACAAACTCACGCATCACATCTGCCCAGTCCACCTTCTGCACGAGCGAGTCAGACACGTTGCGGGGAACCTTCTGCCCCAACTTACCGGCCAACATGCCGCCCTGCTGAATCGCTTGCTCGATGCGATTGGTGATCTCTTTGACCTGCTCGGCAGACAACTCGTCTATCTTGGACAAGTCATGCTGATCGAGCGGCTGACCGATATCACCACCGCCACCCTTCTCCTGCTTATCCTTGAGGTCACGGTACACCTCACCGAATGACCAGTTGGCATACTTGGGGTCGTACAGCGCACCGCACGACGGCATCTCACACAGCGTCTTGTCATTGAGCGACATGATCAGCCCGTTGATGACGTAGTCCGCCGCACAGTTGGCGAGTCTGGCGTCTTCCTTCCAATACTCACGATGGCGTGGCAGGTGACGCAGGAAGATGTGACCCTTCTCGTGCATCACGACGAACCGCAACTGAGCATCGTTCTGCTTGGCGATGAACTCAGCACCGTAGAAGCAGTTGATGCCATCCGTCGCCGCCGTGGGTAGACCCTCGACGATCTCGCTGCGACCCATCACAAACACACCTGCATACAACGTGGTCTCAGGGTGCGAGATGAGTTTGACGTGCGCCTTGGTCAGCCTGTCCTGCAACCGACCGATGTCGATGGGCTGCGTGGTTGTCTTGTGTGCGTACTGCATGTCCGTCTCCTTACCGGGCGATCCGGTAGTTCTTGACCATCCAATCTTTGACCTTGGGGTTCATCGATCCCAACTTGGCCGTGCGGGTGTTGTCCGTGATCATCGTCATGAAGACCGACTGCAACTCACGCGACTCGACACGGTTGACGTAGGTGATGGCGTTCGACAAGTCCTCTTGTGTCTGCACGAGGTCAGCCATGTTGTACATGAGCATGAGCAACGCAGCAGGGTTCGTCGGCAGCGGCGTATCGTCTGGCTTGGTCAACGGCTTGCGCGGATCGACCAACTCCTTCTCCAGTGCGATGAACGATGCAAGCAGACTGGCAAATGCCTGACCACAAGTACCCTCGATGGCAGCACGAGTCACATCTTCTCCAAGCACCGTCCGATTGCGTACCGCTACGTCCATCAATGCGAGGGAGCGAGGCGAGACAAACGTCACCGGGTTGGTCTTGGGGTTGAAGATGTACGGGTTCTCCTTGGCAGAGTCGCCGTCCAAGTAACTCGCCATGACTCGCGGGTTCATCGCCACACAAGCACGAGTGATCGCGCTGATGCCATTGGTCGTCGCCCAGTTATTCGCCCACTGCTCAGCGGTTGGCTTACGCATGTGAACCTTACAGATACGATTACCAAAGTGTGCCTCGATGGTGTCGCTGATACCGTCGCTCACGTTGTTGGACGTAGCGAACACGATGCTGCCGTCAGGTAACTTCTTGTCACCGACACAACGCTCCAAGATCAGGCGAGTGAACAGCGGCTTCATCGACTTCAATACCTTGAGAGCCTCGTCGATCATGATGATCTTGGGTCGCGGGTCGTTCATGTCGATGAGCGAGGTGGTGTACTGCTCGATGCTCTGCTTCTCACGCTCGGGCATGTTCATGAACAGGTCACCGTCACGCTTGTTGGGTGCATCGACGTAGATGTACTGGTACTTGTCCTCGGGGAAGTTGTCCTTCACATCACGCCACTTGTCGCCGTTCTCGATAGCGCACTGACGCAACACGCTCGACTTGCCCACACCCGGTTCGGAGATCAGCAGTGCAGTGACGAACTGACCAATCGTCTGGATGAGGCGCACCGCGCCACCGATATCAAGGGTCGTCGTAAGATTGATGCTCATCGTTTAATCCTCAGTTGTATTACAAATTTGTAAGGCAATCAGATAAATAAAATCACAGACCGAACTTCTTCATGATGTCATCGACATCACTCTTGACCGTAGCGCGCAGCGAGTCGCTATCACGCAGTGCTTTGATGTTCACGCCACCCAGTACACGAGCGAGGTCAGACCGTATGCCTTCCAACTTCTCGTCGTTGGCCGGGTTGAAATGTTTGAACAGATCGCAGTACTCGATGGCCTTCTCTAGCGTGGACTCGTGTAGCCGACGACGTGTGACCTTGGTCTCGCCGTTCTCACCCTCACGCACATCGACCTCGCAGCAGTGGCTGATCGACTGCATGACCTTGGACAACTGTGCCAACTGACGATCCGCCGTCTCTGATATGAACCGCTCAGCCTGACGCGAGTAGTGATCGCTCAACTGTGCAGCAATGTCGGTCGATATCTTCTGACCAAAGTCAGACTCAGGGATGCTCTGCACAAACAAGTTGATGCTGAACCGGCTACGCACAAACTCCACGTCGGGATAATCAGACGGGTCGTACATCCTGCCCTGCATAGTGAATGCGTAGTTCGCCTTGATGTCGTTGTATGCAAGACAAAACGCATCGACCAGTCGATCAAACTCAGGCTTGATCGTGCTCTCAAACTCGTTCATCACGTTGGCGATGTCATACGTCGGGATCAGACCAGACGAACCCACATACGGCCACGACTTAGTTTTGAACCAGTTGTAGGTGCGGCTGCGGTACTTGAGGATGGCCTCGTGTTCCTTGCACCCGGCAAGCAAGTTCTTCTGCACCTTGGCACTGCCAGAGGCTGCGCCCTTCGACGCCGTGACCTCTTCGCTCAGCATGTCGTCCTGCTTCTGGCCGAGCCACACACGGATCTCGACGTTGCCTTGGACTGCACAATCTCGCAGCGTAGTGATGTGCTGCGGTGTCGAAAGTTCGACGCTCATCGTTGTATCTCCTCTGTACTGTTGTGCCTTACAAACTTGTAAGGCGGGGTGTTGTCATGTCGGGCTACCACCCGACGATTAATATGTTAACAAATGTATACTAATGAGTCAAACAGTTGGCCACACATACGGCAGGTCGGGTGGCTCCTCCCATTTGAATTGTCCGTAGTACTCCGGGTCTTTGCGTAGCAGGTTGCTGCGGTGCGAGGCATGGACTGAGTCATCACCTAGCCAACGTGGCGGCATGAACGTGCGACCGTCCTCCTCGTATTGCAGCAGTGCACTGGCAAAGAAGTCATGCAGCGTGTCCTTGTACCCACGACGCTGCCACTCCCAACACATGGCCGCACCGTACTGGCAGAGACTCACCTCGTGGCCACGCCACATCTTGGTAGCCGGGTGATTGACCCAGCCTCCACTTGTTTTGGCCAAGGCAAGCAGAATCTGCTTCGTTTCGACACGTTGTTTGCCCAGTCTTTTGTAGTCCAACAGCCGAGCGGACTCGTTGTAGGACGGTGATGGTAGGAACGTTTGCATGATTACTTTCTCCCCCAGTTGACCCACTCGTCACGGTTGGGCGGCTCGACAATCTGTCCTGCTACATTCTGCCGCTCCTCCCCCTTGCCCTGTTGCGACTCGATCACCTTGCGTATCAGGTCGTTGACCTTGTCCTCAAAATCCAACGCGCCTTGATTACCACCGTTGACGATGAAGGTATTACGATCCTTCGCCCATATCAGGTAGTGATCAAACAGCAGATGGACGCTCCACTCTGAAGTAGCAATGGGGTCTTCCTTCATTGCCTTCATGTACATCACATCGCCGAGACGCTTGGCATCTTCAGCATCACGCTTCCACTGTTCTTCGCTCATCACACGTTCTCCTCATAAATCGTCCAATCCAACGGCAGTGACTTGACGGAGTAGTCCTTTTCGCTGCCACCCAGTCTGTAATCCGCCATGTATCGCGGCACTGCTGCCTGTGCAGATTCCCTTGTGCTATGGACGGAGAGAAGTATCAGCACGTTGTCGTCGTGCCACATCTCCACCACATGAACCATCTGTCTCTCGCTCATCTTCGTTCTCCTCTGCCTTACAAATTTGTAACCCATGCCTCACGCAGCCAACGCTGCGTCACGCTTTTTGATGTTGGCCATGACGGCGAACCCACCATGTGCCGGGATATAGACCGAGCCACGACGCGATGAGGCTGTGCCATCACACGCACGACACTGGGCACAGGTCAGTTTCTTCCCTGCCTCTGCGGACGCAGGACACAAAGCCTCGTTGTCTTGCCGAGCGGGATGCGAGGGCAGCCCTACCCGGAACGTGCGCCATCCCTGTGACTGTGCTGCGCGAGACTCCTCTGGCGTGTCTGCCGATGCCATGCAATAACGTTGCAGGGGTTTGATGTTGGGGTTGCGCCACTGATGCGTGTACCCGGTATGCCCGGACGAGCCAAGTAGCAGCGAGTCCCACACCTGAATCGGCACAGCAGCCGGGTCACCATATGTGCCGAGTCTGACGATGCGACCTTTGGTGAGGTGGGGTTCTGCATTGTCATCCCACACGGGATAGCCGCCACGGAGATAAGTGTTGTAGACCGAGGTCGCACCCTGCCCGAGATTGACGTAGCAGGTACGTCCGACGTTTTTGGATTGGCCATCACTGTTCACCACGATGCTGCCACGATGCACACAAGTACCACACACGGACGAGTCTGCACCTGACTGCGCTGCGGCAATGGGCGCGAGGTCACGCCTGATGATGTAGGTCTGGATCATGTCGCCGGTCTTGCGATTGCTGCTGCCTGCGCCAAACCCGATAGCGATCACCACGATGGGTGCGCCGTCTAGCATGGACTCGCCTTCGTAAATGATGCGGCCGTTGCTCTCACTTGTTTTGATCTTGCTCATCGTCGGTACCTCGTGCTGTGCCTTACAAGTTTGTAAGGCGTTGTTACTGTGAGGTGGGAATGTCCACCACGGAAGATATGTTAACAAATCTATACTAATGAGTCAAATGGCGTTGTGGCCGTGCCTTACAAGTTTGTAAGGCTTTGTGCCGGTTGTGTCTGAGTTTGTGTCAGGCTGGCTTTATATATGAAACGGGATTTGGGGTGGCTGAGCCGAACGGAAAAGGAGAGAAGTAGTAGTAAGTTATTGATTTTATTAGTTAGTAGTTTATATATAGATAGATAGTAAGTAAGACAGAGGGGGTGTTTGTTCCGTTGTTCCAGAGAATTTGAGAGAGAGTGATTCCCCTTTTGGAAGTTTACGATTCGCACTGCCTCGCCTCGGCTGCCTCTTGGCATCGCTTTCCCCCGCCCTGCCTCGCAAAACCCGGCACAACTGGCACAAACGTCGTTTTCTCGAGTTAAATCAAGCACTTACCTTGTTCCAGACAAGTCGAGTTCTGGCACAAACTTTGTTCCACGGCACAAAACGTGGCGGAGAAGGGCTTGCGGCAGAGGGAACTGGTCTCGGGAACTGGCTTCGCCAGTAACTGGTCTCGCGGCGATGCGGCCTGACGGCCGATCGCGCTCACATTTCGTTGACGCGGCCTCACGCGATCACGAGACAAAAAAAAAGCCCCGTCTCGCGACGGGGCCAACATGATCAATCTGATGTGGGATTGTGTTACTGAACAGCGGCCGGGGCTTCGACCGCGACGGCCTTGCGGGGCTTGATCGTCTTCGCGATCTTGCGGGGCTGATGATCGATCTCGCTCCGGGCTTCATCGATTAGACCGACCAATTGGTTGCGGGCTTCCGTCGCCTGAACAATTCTGGATTGTGGCGAGAGTTTGCGGAGCGCGGCCATAAGCTGTTCGAGTAGTTGCGGCGCGGACAATTCCGGCGCGGGCTTCGCGGCCTTGCCCTTACCTTTCGCGGCCTTGCTTCGCTTCATGGCTACTTGTGCGGTCTTGCCAGCCGCGCCCGTCGCGGGCTTGCGCTTAACGTGAGTGTTCACGTATCGCCATGATTTCACGCCGATAGTCTTATCGGCAGCGCGGTAGGCCTCACCCGAACCAGTCGCATACATGGCGCGGAGCGCGGGCACGTCATAGGCCACACCTTGAACTACGCGAGGGGCAGACAAGTACCAGTCAGTGACGATCACCTTGACGGCCTTGCTCACGGCCTTAAATGCGGCCTTGTGTGGTTCGCCGATGAAGCCCTGCGCGTCTTGCAGGGGCTTTATGTATTCCGCATGGAGCGCGGTCAGTGCGGCCTCTTCATTCGCCCCGGCTTTCAAGCCCGTTTTCACGAGCGCGGTCAGTCGCTTGACGTTCTGGATGGTGGCGGCCTTGTTCGTTTTCGTCTTCATCGTATGTACCTCAGTAGTTGGTTGATATGTGATCGACCTCGATCACGTAGACAAGTATAGGCGAGACCGGGCTATTGGTCAAGCGCGGCCATGTGACGGGGCTTGCGCGGCCTGATCAGGTGGCCGCCTTACAAACTTGTAAGGCACGATCAAAGAATTCGGCGCGGCTATGACATGGTGAACACAATTCAGCCTGGCCATAACGAGATCAAAGAAATCGGGCTAGGCAGACCCCACTACCCCCCGGCCCCCCGCTATACAGTTCGGAGTCCCGCGCTGCCTACGTACATTTGAATTCACACAAACGATATCCACATTTCCAAAACTTGGCCAAACGACCCCCACCCCCCTGATATAGCAAACCCCCCCCCGTCATCTTGTTGGTTCCATGCTCACTTTTCTTATATATTGCGCGACATGGACATACTCGTGCCTGACATCGACGAGGCAGTACCCCTCCCGGCTAGCATGGCTGAGGCTCTACCAGACTTGTCTCCATCAGACGAGCTTCAGATGCGGGCCAATACCATCAAGTTTTTCTCGGATCTGACGGGGCAACCGATCAGTCCCAACGAGGAAGACGCTGCCAGCGCAGTGAGTTTGGCCAAGGAGATGGTCGAGAACCCCAAGGTACGGCCTGATTTCACGAAGTATCCGAACGAAACCATCGCTCTGTATGCAGGGTTGGCTGCCCGGTACAACCACATGATCGTGGAGGAGCTATCGGACTTCAAACTCTACGTCGTGAACAAGCTATTTGAAGCGGCTGAGCAGGCCGATGACCTCAAAACTCGCATCAATGCATTGAAAGCACTGGGCGAAGTAGACGGAATTGATGCTTTCAAGAAGCGTAGTGAAGTCACGCACATCATCAAGCCCATCGAAGAGGTCGAGAAGGAGCTTCTCTCGGTGCTGGAAGGCATCGAATACACGGTTATTGACGAAAAATCGTGCAACTAACCCAGCAAAACCTGCAAAAACTCAAGGCAGCCCTGCCGACGATGCCAGACAAGGAGAAACGGCGCGTTGCAGAGCTATTAAAGCAGTATCAGCAGCAGTTAACGCAGGCCAGAGGCAAGGAATCGTTCCTCGACTTCATTCAACACGTGTATCCGGGCTACAAAGTGGGGCCACATCACCATCGTTTGGCCAAAATTTTTGAAGAAATTGCCGAAGGCAAGAAAAAACGGGTCATCGTGAACATTGCCCCGCGTCATGGTAAGTCGGAGATGATCAGTTACTTGGCTCCTGCGTGGTTTCTCGGCAAATACCCGCACAAAAAAGTCATTATGGCCTCGCATACCGCAGACTTGGCGGTGAACTTCGGCAGAAGAGTCAGAAACCTAGTGGGAGCGGAGAACTACCGTGACATCTTTCCTAATGTCGAGCTTCAAGCAGACAGTAAAAGTGCTTCTCGTTGGGGTACAAATTTTAACGGTGAGTATTTTGCTATTGGCGTTGGTGGTGCCTTGGCTGGTCGGGGTGCTGATTTATTCATTATTGATGATCCTCACTCTGAACAGGAAGCCAAGCAAGGAAGAGCTGACGTATTTGAGCCTGCTTGGGAATGGTTCCAGTCGGGACCGGTCCAACGACTAATGCCGGGTGGCGCGATCATCGTGGTGATGACGCGGTGGTCGAAGATGGACCTGACCGGCAAGATCGTGGACCACATGACACGTGAGGAGCAGGCAGATCAGTGGGAAGTCGTGGAGTTCCCTGCCATCCTGAACGAGAAACCCCTGTGGCCTGAGTTCTGGGACATCAACGAGCTTCTGGCGAAGAAAGCTTCGATGGACGTGCGGTACTGGCAAGCCCAGTACATGCAGCAGCCGACCTCGGAAGAGGGTGCGCTGATCAAACGAGAATGGTGGCAGGTCTGGGAGCCAGAGAACCCCCCTCCATGCGAGCACATTATTATGTCGCTCGACGCCGCGCAGGAAAAAACCAACCGGTCAGACTACAACGCTCTGACCACGTGGGGAGTCTTCTTCAACGAGGAGACCAAGAACTACAACATCATCCTGCTCAACAGTATCAAAGAGCGGCTTGAGTTCCCCGAGCTAAAACAGCTTGTGCTGGAGCAGTACAAAGAGTGGGAGCCAGACACGTTCATCGTGGAAAAGAAATCCAACGGTGCAGCCCTGTATCAGGAGATGCGTCGTATGGGAGTGCCACTGTCAGAGTTCACACCGAGTAAGGGACAAGACAAGATATCCCGTGTTAACGCCGTATCTGACTTGTTTTCTTCAGGTATAGTCTGGGTGCCTGACCGACGCTGGGCGTGGGAAGTGGTCGAGGAATGCAACGATTTCCCATCAGGTCGCAACGACGACTTGGTGGACTCCACCACATTAGCTCTCCTGCGGTTCCGTCAGGGAGGGTTCATTCGCTTGCCAACTGACGAGCCTGAACCAACGAAATGGTTCAAGAGCCACAGGCGCGAAGGGTATTACTAGGAGATTTTAAATGGCCGTCGACAAAAGTTTAATGCAGGCTCCGATGGGTTTGGAAGCTCTTGCGGAAGACGAACCCGCAATCGAGATCATGATTGAAGACCCTGAGAGCGTAGCCATCGGCATGGACGGTGCTGTTATTGAGATGGTCAAGTCCGAGCCACGTGCTGAAGACTTTGACGCCAACCTCGCCGAGTTTATGAACGAAGGAGAGCTTCAGAGCCTCGCTTCAGAACTGATCGGCAACTACGAGCAAGATCTCTCCAGCCGCAAAGACTGGCTCGACACATATGTAAAAGGACTAAAGATCCTCGGTATCCGATACGAGGAAAGGACGGAGCCGTGGCCGGGTGCGTGTGGTGTGTTCCACCCGCTCCTCATGGAGAGCGCGGTCAAGTTCCAGTCCGAGACGATCATGGAAGTGTTCCCGGCGATGGGTCCGGTCAAAGCCAAGATCATCGGCAAAGAGACGCAAGAGAAGCGTGACTCGGCAGTGCGTGTCACTGATGACATGAACTATCAACTGACCGAGGTGATGAAGGAGTACCGCCCGGAGCACGAGCGTTTATTGTTGAGCCTTGCCCTCGCCGGTAACGCCTTCAAGAAGGTGTACTTCGACCCGTCACTCAATCGCCAGACTGCCATTTATATCTCTGCTGAAGACATCATTGTGCCGTACGGCGCAGCGAACTTGGAAACAGCAGACCGTGTTACGCACCGGATGCGTAAGACGAAGAATGAGTTGAGAAAATTGCAGTACGCTGGGTTCTACCGAGATGTGGATCTTGGTGAGCCGATGCGCGTCATGGACGAGGTTGAGAAGCAGAAGGCAGAGGACCAAGGGTTCTCAGCCAGCATGGACGACCGGTTCCAGCTTCTTGAGATGCACGTCAACATCGACCTGCCGGGATACCCTGACGTTGACAAAGACAACCATGAGACTGGGATAGCCCTTCCATACGTAGTAACCATCGAGAAAGGCACCGGTACCGTTCTGGCCATTCGGCGGAACTGGAGGGAAGATGACAAGCTCAAAGAAAGACGACAGCACTTTGTCCATTACGGATACATACCGGGATTTGGATTTTACTACTTCGGACTTATTCACCTTATCGGGGGACACAGTAAGGCTGCAACGTCACTGCTTCGCCAACTTATCGACGCAGGAACCCTCAGTAATCTCCCCGGTGGACTCAAGTCTAGAGGACTACGAATTAAAGGAGACGATACTCCAATCGCTCCGGGCGAGTTCCGAGACGTAGATATTCCGTCAGGCGCGATCCGCGACAACATCCTGCCACTGCCGTACAAGGAGCCGAGCCAGACTCTTGCTTCGTTGATGGACCGAGTGGTCGAGGAAGGTCGCCGCTTCGCTGCGGTGTCGGATCTCAAAATCAGCGACATGTCCTCGCAGGCTCCGGTCGGCACCACGCTGGCTGTGCTGGAGCGTGTTCTCAAGGTCATGACCGCCGTGCAGGCTCGCGTGTACTACGCGATGAAACAGGAGTTCAAGCTCCTCGCAGGCATCATCCGAGACAACACGCCAGATGAATACACCTACGAGCCAGAAGTTGGTGATCGCAAGGCCAAGAAGGCTGACTACGATGATGTAGATGTCATCCCGGTATCTGACCCGAATGCGTCAACAATGTCGCAGAAGGTGGTGCAGTACCAAGCAGTGCTTCAGCTATCTCAAACAGCGCCGCAGCTTTATGACCTGCCGTATCTACACCGGCAGATGATCGAGACGCTGGGCGTGAGAAATGCGGATCGCATCGTGCCGTTGCCGCAGGATGCCAAGCCACGCGACCCCATCACCGAGAACATGGACGTGATGACGGGCAAACCTGTCAAAGCGTTTATCTACCAAGATCACGAGGCTCACATCGCTGCACACGTGGCGTTGGGCCAAGATCCCAAGATTGCTCAGCAGATCGGTCAAAACCCGATGGCTCAGCAGATTACGGCATCACTGCAAGCGCACATCATGGAGCACATGGCGTTTCAGTATCGCCGCGAGATCGAGAAGCAGTTGGGGGCCAGCCTCCCGCCGCTTCCGCAAGACGACCGAGACGAATACGACCTTTCACCCGAGGTCGAGGTTCAACTCTCGCAAGTTGCCGCCGCTGCGGCAGCACGTGTACTCCAGAAGGACAAGGCCGAGATGCAGGCTCAGCAGGCCCAGCAGCAGGCTCAAGATCCGCTGGTGCAGATGCAGATGATGGACTTGCAGATCAAACAACTTCAGGCGCAAACGAAAGCGCAGCAGATGCAGATGGACGCACAGGTCCAGCAAGCCGAAATCGAGCGCAAAAAGCAGAAAGACATCATGGACGCCGCTGCCAAGGCAGACGAGTTGGAGCTTCGCAAAGCCGAAATCTCTGGCCGACAGCAGCTTGAAGCCGCACGACTTGGCGTGGATATCCAGAAAGACAAGGCCGCCCTCTCTGCCAAGCAGCAGATGGAAGGTGTCCGACTCGGATTGGAGATCGGCAAGGCGCAGGATGCTGCTGATATGCAGCGTCAATCCATGCAAAAGAATTCGGAGCAACCCAAGAAAAAGGAGGACTAAGTGAGCTATTCAAACGCTCTGGAATACCTTGAGACCAAACTCAAGGAGGAGCGCACATTGATCGTGGAAAACCTGATCCAAGGCAAATTGGCTGAAGGTGAGTACAAAAGGCTATGCGGGGCGTTACAGGGTCTCGACCTCGCAACCGGCTATATCAAAGACCTTGCAAAAAGGATGGAAGAAGAATGAGCAACATCGACGTAGAGAAGACACAGGAAGAGGCTGCCAAGGCCAAGCTCCTGCCCGACCCGAAAGGCTACCGAATGCTGTGTGCAGTTCCGCACGTAGAAGAGGAGTTTGAAGGCGGCATCATCAAGGCAGACAACACCGTCCGAACTGAAGAGCAGACCACCGTGGTTCTGTTCGTCATCAAGATGGGCGACCTCTGCTACAAGGACGAGGCTCGGTTCCCCACTGGGCCGTGGTGCAAAGAAGGCGACTTTGTCCTCACCCGTCCGTACTCGGGCACCCGCGTGGTTATCCATGGCCGGGAGTTCCGCATCATCAACGACGACACGGTAGAAGCGGTGGTCGACGACCCCCGTGGAATCCGCCGCGCATAAGGAGTAATCAATGGCTATTGAGAAAGAAGAATTCAAGTTTCCTGACGAAGTAGCGCAGGAAGCACCGGCTGAAAAAGCCGAGGCCGAGCCTGAATTTCAGGTTCAGGTAGAAGACGATACCCCGCCAGAGGACCGAGGCCGTAAGCCACTGCCAAAGGAAGTAGTGGACGAGCTAGAGAAAGATGACCTTGAGGAGTACTCCGAGAAGGTCAAAAAGCGTCTTTCCCAGATGAAGAAGGTCTGGCACGACGAGCGACGTGAAAAGGAACGTGCGTTCCGTGAAAAGGAAGAGGCGCTCCGGTTTGCCCAGTTGCGGGAACAAGAGATCCGTCAGTTAAAGCACCGGTTGGGTAATGGCGAAAAAGCCTACCTGCAAGAAGTCACCAAGGCGGCTACCAATGACTTGGCTACAGCCAAGGAACGTCTGAAGCAGGCTTATGAGGCGGGCGATGCCGAAAAGATAACCGATGCACAAGAAGCCCTGACGGAAGCAAAGTTTAAAATTAAACAGTACGAAAACTTCCGACCCTCTTTACAAGAAGAGGACACAGGTGTACAACAAACTCAACAGTACCAAGTGCCCCCGGCACCTCAACCCGTCATCGACCCAAAAGCCGAGGCGTGGAAGGAGAAAAATCCGTGGTTTGGCACAGACGAGGAGATGACCGCCCTCGCTTTGGGACTGCACGAAAAATTGGTCCGGTCTGGAATCGATCCGCGTAGCGACGATTATTACGACCGAGTTAACACGACGATGAGGAAGCGTTTTCCGGAGGCATTTGAAGATGCTGAGGAAGAGCGGACTCAAACGAAGGAGGCTGAAAAGCCTGCTCGCACAAAACCAGCCAATGTGGTTGCACCGGTCACACGGTCATCAGGCCCTCGTCAGATACGTCTGACGCCGACTCAGGTAGCCCTAGCCAAAAAGCTGGGACTGAGTAATGAGCAATATGCCCGTGAATTAATGAAACTGGAGGCTAACTAAAATGGCTGAAAACAGACTCGCACGTGAACTCGAAAGTCGAGAATCCGCGCAGCGCACAAAAACTTGGACCCCACCTCAGACGCTACCGGCACCAAATCCGCAGCCGGGTTGGGTCTTTCGATATATCCGGACCAGTATCATGGGCACTGCTGACCCATCGAATACCTCCGCAAAGTTTCGTGAAGGTTGGGAGCCTGTAAAGGCCGAAGATCATCCGGAACTGATGCACCACTCCGATCCGAATTCCAAATTTAAAGGGAACATCGAAATCGGAGGTTTGTTGTTGTGTAAGGCGCCGGAAGAGCTAATGAAGCAGCGTGATGATTATTACGCCCAGCAAGCAAAGGCTCAGATCCAGTCCGTAGACAATAACTTTATGAGACTGAACGACGAACGGATGCCGCTGTTCAATGAACGCAAGTCCAGTACCTCGTTCGGTAAAGGTAAATAACTTTCTTTTTTGGAGTAACAAATGGCTTATCCTTCCGTTGACAAGCCTTATGGCTTGAAGCCGATCAATCTGATCGGTGGGCAGGTGTTCGCCGGATCGACTCGTCAGCGTCGTATTGCTTCCAATGCCTCAAGCATTGGTTATGGCGACCCGCTGAAGTTCGTGAACGACGGCACTGTTGCTGTGACAACCGAAACGACGACGGCTCCGGCCACCGGCTTTGCTGGTGTGTTTTTGGGCTGCACGTTCGTTTCTTCTGTGACGGGTCAACCGACCTACTCGCAGGCTTGGATCTCGGGCACTTCGGTCAAGGCCAACACGTACATTGTTGCGTATGTGGCTGATGATCCGGACACCCTGTTCAAGGCTGTTGGTGTGACGGCTTCGCTTGTGGTTTCAACCACGGGGGGTTTCACGTATTCAAGCGTTGGCTTGAACGCGGCTCTTGTGGCGAACACGTTGGACACGACTACGAACGATTCCCAGCAGGGTCTCCTCGTTTCGTCGGCTAACACCACGGCTTCGTTGCCGATCCGTATCGTTGATGTGGTTGAGGACACGGCGTTCGTTTCGAGCGGTACGGTCTACTACCCTGAAGTCATCGTCAAGTTCAACGCTCCCCACGTTGACTCGGGCGTGATCACGGGCGGCCACGCTTATAACAACCCGGTCGGCCTGTAATAGGAGTTCTGAAACATGGCTATTTCACGTGCACAATTACTCAAAGAGCTCCTGCCGGGCTTGAATGCCCTGTTCGGCCTTGAGTACAAGCAGTATGGTGAGGAGCACAAGGAGATCTACGATACCGAGACCTCCGAGCGTTCCTTTGAAGAAGAGACCAAGCTTTCTGGTTTCAGCGCCGCTCCGGTCAAGGCCGAAGGTGCTGCGATTGCGTATGACAACGCGCAGGAAGCATGGACTGCTCGCTACAACCACGAGACTATCGCTCTCGGCTTCTCCATCACGGAAGAGGCGGTTGAAGACAACCTGTACGATTCGCTGTCCAAGCGATACACCAAGGCGCTCGCCCGAGCGATGGCGTACACGAAGCAAGTCAAGGCGGCTTCTGTCCTGAACAACGGCTTCTCCTCCACCTACGCTGGTGGCGACGGAAAGGCTCTGTTCGCGGCGGATCACCCGCTTGTTTCGGGTGGTACCAACAGCAACCGTCTGACGGCTTCTGACCTCAACGAAACTTCGTTGGAAGCGGCTGTCATTCAGATCGCTGGTTGGACCGACGAACGTGGTCTCTTGATCGCGGCGAAGCCCAACAAGCTCATCGTTCCCCCGGCTTTGATGTTCACTGCCAAGCGCCTCCTCGACACGGAACTCCGTGTTGCGA